AAATAGAAAATCTCAAGAACGTATCTAATGTTCTTGCAATGTCTGAACAAATTATGAAACAAATGGAGGAAGAAGACTAATGCCTGTGCGAAAATCTCTCTCTGGTAATGAGTTTGTAGAAACCATACCTAAAAAGACAAGTCAAGGAACTGGAAAACACACAAAATATGCTGCTACTAGCTCTAATAAACCTAAGAAAAGGTATAGAGGACAAGGAAGATAGTACAAGAGACCTAAGGGTCTCTTTTTTTATGATAAATAACTTATATTTACCGTTTTTTCATGCCTGTAGAAAGGGTTAGTAGGGGTTTTAAGGACATTAGTATGTCTTTTGAGATCAATCCTATTAATGACGACCTAATTACTGTTAAAAATAGGACTGCTATTGCACGTTCTATTAGAAATTTGGTGCTTACTGTACCAGGTGAACGTTTTTTCAATGAAGATCTGGGTTCAAGAGTAAGTGAAATACTCTTTGACAACCTAGATGACATTTCAGCTTCAGCTATAAGGGATGAAATTGAAGAAACCATCATTAAATATGAATCAAGAGTTAAATTAGATAATGTAAAAGTGAAACCTAACTACGATAACAATGAATTTGATGTTACTATTACCTATGATGTCATAGGAATTGATGCTTTACCACAACAATTAAACTTTGCACTACAGTCAACAAGATAAATGGCATTAGTAAACTTTACAGATCTAGATTTTGATCAGATAAAGACCTCACTTACTGATTATTTGAGGGAAAATTCTGATTTTACTGATTATGATTTTGAAGGATCTAATCTTTCTAACATAATTGATGTATTAGCATACAATACTTACATCTCCTCATACAATGCTAACATGATTAGCAATGAGGTTTTCATAGATAGTGCTACTTTGAGAGAAAATGTAGTAGCATTAGCACGTAATATAGGTTATACACCCAGATCTAGGACAGCAGCAAAGGCAATAATTTCATTTTTTGTTAATACTACTGGTTTTACCACTAAACCTGTCACCCTGACCCTTAGAAAGGGCATTGTGACCACTTCTGCATCTGTCTTTGGGTCAGAAAGTTACTCATTTTCCATTCCAAGTGACATAACAGTACCTGTAGTTGATGGAATTGCTACTTTTAGGGATGTTGTTATCTATGAAGGGACATTTTTAACTTCAAATTTCACTGTTTCAGCAGCAAACCCAGCTCCACCTTCAAGATACACCTTAGATAATGCAAATATTGATACTTCTACCTTAGAAGTTAGTGTAAGAAACACTGAATCAAGCACATCTTCTAAAAAATATGTATTTTCTGATACTTTAATTGAAGTTACAGACACTTCTAGGGTTTATTTCCTCCAAGAAGTAGAAGATCAGAGATATGAGCTCATTTTTGGTGATGGAGTCTTTGGAGAAAAGTTAAAAGCACTGAATTATATTGATGTTTCTTATATTACCACTAATGGAGAGGATGGAAATGGCATTTCTTCCTTTAATTTCAATGGAAGGATAGTTGATAACAATAATAATCTTGTAAGTACAGGAATTTCAATACTTTCTACTGTAAGTGAGTCTGTAGGAGGTAAAGCAATTGAATCTGTTGACTCAGTTAAGCGTTTTGCACCTAAAATTTACTCAACTTTCAATAGAGCAGTCACTGCAGCTGATTATGAGGCATTAATTCCTAAAATTTACCCTGAAGCTGAGTCAGTTTCAGTTTTTGGAGGTGAAGAATTGACTCCTCCCCAATATGGAAAGGTTTTTATCACTATAAAACCATTTTATGGACCTTTTGTACCAGATTCCATAAAAAATAACCTTAAAACTCAATTAAGAAAGTATTCTGTTGCTGGAATCATTACAGAAATCCAAGATTTGAAATATTTGTATGTTGAAGTGGATGTAAATGCATATTATAATCCTAGTTTAGCTCCTGATGCAAATGCAGTTCAAACTATAGTGGCAAATAATATTAATTCATATGCAGATTCATCAGATATGAATAAATATGGTGCAAAATTCAAATATAGTAAATTCCAAGGAATTATTGATAATAGTAATGATTCTATAACTTCTAATATTACTAAAGTTGAGATTAGAAGAGATATGAAACCTAAATTAAATCAAGTTGCAGAATATGAGTTATGTTTTGGTAATCCTTTTTATATAAAGAGTTATGATGGTTATAATATTAAATCATCAGGGTTTAATATTTTTGGAGTAGCTGATACTGTTTATTTGAGTGATATTCCTAAAGCAGATGGTAGAACAGGTTCTTTATTCTTCTTTAGATTACAAGCTGCCAATAGTCCAATAGTTGTAAGTAATAATGTTGGAACTATTGATTATGAAAGAGCTGAAATTCTTTTAAAACCAATTAATATTACAGGAACAGCTAAAAAGGTTCTAGATGTTCCTATAATTGAAGTTTCTGCTTGTCCCAACTCAAATGATGTTATTGGATTGCAGGATTTGTATTTACAATTAGATGTTAAGAATAGTACAATAGATATGATATCTGATAGTATTACTTCTGGTGAAAATTCTGCTGGTAATATGTATACAGCAACTTCTAGTTATACTAATGGAAATATAACAAGAATGAGCGAAAATGAGGCTTTAAATACCACCCTCACTTCCTCAGATACATATATCATAGGGTCTACTACTACAACATATTAATCCCTCTTACCAGGATAAATGCCAGAAAATACAAGAGTCAAAATTAGTTCAGTTGTTAAAAATCAACTGCCAGATTTCATAAGAGCGGATTTTCCTCTTGCTGGTGAATTCTTAGCACAATATTATACTGCTATAGAAAATCAAGGATCAACTCTTGATGTTTTGCAGAATTTGGATAAGTATGTAAAGATAGATGAGTTAACTGACCTAATAGATTCTACAAATCTTTCTGGTAACGTAGGTATTGCTGATAATTCAATTTCTGTTGAATCTACTACAGGATTTCCAGAATCTTATGGTTTAATTCAAATTAATAATGAGATTGTAACATATACTGGAATTACTACTAATTCTTTCACTGGATGTTCAAGGGGATTTAGTGGAATTACATCGTATAGGAGTCCTAATAAACCTGATGAACTTTTATTTTCACAATCTGGTATTTCAACTCATTCTTCAGGTTCTGTAGTTAATAATTTAAGTATTCGCTTCTTACAGGAGTTTTTTAAGAAAGTAAAAAAACAAGTTACTCCTGGTTTTGAAGAAAGAGCTCTTTCTAGTGATATTGATGAAAGATTATTTATTAAACAATCAAAAGATTTTTATTCTTCTAAAGGAACAGATCAATCTTTTGAAATTCTATTTCGTGCTCTTTATGGTAAAGATGTAGAGATATTAAAGCCACGTGATTTTTTATTCATCCCTTCAGAATCAAATTATAAAATATCTCAGCAAATTATAGTAGAACCAATTGATGGAGATCCTAGAAAACTTGTTAATAGAAATTTATTCCAAGATGCTGTAGATGGATTTCAAGGTGTAACTGCTGCTGTAAGTGCTGTAGAACCTGTTGTAAGAGGAGATAACACATATTATATGTTAAGTCTTGATTATGATAAAGTATCTGAAAAAGTATCTGGTGAGTTTCCAATTCATCCTAATACAAAATTAATAGATAATGTTTCTATTGGGGGAACTGTATTAACTGTTGATTCTACTGTTGGATTTAGTACAAATGGATCTTTAATTGCTAATTTTGATGATGGTACTTCTTCTACTATAAAGTATGAATCTAAATCATTAACTCAGTTTTTTGGATGTTCTGGAGTTACTAGAAGTATAGATTCTACTCAAGATCTTAAAATGAATGCCTATGCTTATGGGTATTCTGGAGTAGGCACTGCTAGTGTAGTTAAGCTTAGAGTAACAGGTGTTTTAAAAGATTTAGATTTAAATTTAAATACAGCTACTTACAATGAAATTGGAGATGTTATAGAACCTAGAGGATTAGGGTCTAAACCAGATGATACTGTTTCAAAATCTTTATTTTATAATATTTCTACTACCTATGATGTAGAATCTATAAAACTTATTGACCAATCAAACTTTACTTATCAGTTAAATCTTTTTGATGATCATTCTTTTATAGTAGGAGATAGTGCTCTTATTAATGGTATACAATGTTCTATTATATCTTTAATCAGTTCTAAAGAAGTTTTAATAAAAGGTGCTGGAGAATTATCTCTTTTAGCATCTTATAGAATTCAAAGACTATTATCTAAAGCAAATTTAAGTAATTATCCCAATACAAGTATATACACTACAAATGTTCAAAATTCTTATGTAGATGATGATGGATGTGTTTATATTGCTTCTTCATCATTTCCAGATTACTTTAATGAAGATTTAGACATTAGAGATACTGTACTTTATTTTTCTGGTGTTTTTATTAATAATACTGACATAACAATACCTAATCATGGATTGCTTACTGGTGAAAAAGTAAAATATATTTCTGGTGGGGATGATAATAAATTAGATATATTAGAACAAGAATATTTTGTTAAAAAAGTAGATATTGATACTATTAAGCTAGCAAGAAGTCTTTCTAATGTTTCTAGTGAGACTTACATAGGTCTTAGTGGTAGTGTAGTTGATAATAGATTAGAATTGGCAATTTTTGCTAATAAATCATTATTATCTCAAAATTTAATAAGAAAGATTCAACCTCCAGTTTCTTCTCCTATAGCTTATCCTACCCCAACAGGAAAAACTGGTATTTTGATTAATGGTGTTGAAATTCTTAATTATAAATCAAATGATCAGGTTCATTATGGTCCAGTACAGAATATTTCTGTTACTGCTGAAGGAAGTGGTTATGATTTAATAAATCCACCTTTAGTTACCATTACAGACCCTGTAGGATCTGGTGTATCAGCTTTTGCTGAAGTTCAAGGTTCTTTAGAAAGGATTGATGTAGTAGATGGTGGATTTGATTATATTACTACTCCTACATTAAAAGTAACAGGAGGAAATGGAGTTGGATGTGTTGTATATCCAAACTTAGTTCTAAAAGATCATAGTCCAGAATTTAATTCTACAGAAGATGGTGAGTTAGTAAATCTTACTAACAATACTATTGGATTCTCAACTTTCCATAAATTTGCAGATGGAGAATTAGTTACTTACAATCCAGAAGGTCAAACTGCTATTGCTGGATTGACTACTGATGCTGCATACTATTGTTGTGTTAAAAGTGCTACCACAGTAACTTTACATAAAGAATATGATGATGCTGTTGATGGACTCTCCCCTATAGATCTTACAGCTTATGGAACTGGTCTCCATAAATTAGAGTGTGCTAATCAGAAAAGAGTTATTAGTTCTGTAAGTATTGCTAGTTCTGGTATAGGTTATAGAAATAGATTAACTTCTATCACTTCTGCTGGTATTAATACTGCAACCAATACTATTAATATTGTTAATCATGGATATAGGACTGGAGAGAAATTAAGATATGATACTAAGTCTGCAAATCCTATTTCAGGATTGACAACACAGACTGATTACTATGTCTCAGATGTTGATGGAAATTCATTTAGATTATCTGCTGTTGGTGTAGGATCTACTGCAGCAACTCAGTATTTAAGAAATAAAGAATATGTAAATTTACTCACTGGTGGAACTGGAGATCATGAATTTAATTATCCTCCAATCACAGTAACAGTAGATGGTAACATAGGAGTATCTACATTTACTGGTCAAAATTTCCAAGCACAGTTAAGACCAATTGTTAAAGGATCTATAGAATCTGTATATGTTCCACATGGTGGTTCTACATATGGATCAGCAGATATTATTAACTATAATAGACAACCTGACATTACTCTTAAGACTGGTAAGAATGCAGAATTACTTCCTCTTGTTGATAATAATAGTGGAAAGGTAACTGATGTATTAGTTTTAAATGGTGGTTCAGAATATAACTCTCCTCCTGAATTATCTATGGTAGGAGATGGAAATGGAACTGTATTAATACCAATATTGCAAGCTGGAAGTGTAGAATCTGTAAAAGTAGTTCATAGTGGAATTGGGTATACTTCTTTTAATTCAAGTATTAAAGTTACTTCAAACGGACAAGGTGCTAAGTTCTATTCTAATATAAAAACTTGGACTATAAACAATGTTCAAAGATTAATTCAAAATGATCAAATTACATCTGATGATGGTATTGTAAGTAATGGATTTAGTGACCAATATCAATTAGAATATTCTCATGCATATGCTCCTAGAAAATTAAGACAATCTACTTATGTTAAAAAATCAGTTGGTGATAAGGAAATATTTACTCCTGATTTAACTCTCAATATTAATGCTCAAGAAGAAACTTCTGGTGATCATTCTCCTATCATTGGATGGGCATATGATGGATCTCCAATCTATGGTCCATATGGATATAGGACTAACTCAGGTGGACCTATAAAAATTCTAGAATCTGGATATTCAGTTTCAATATCATCAGAGAGACCTAATCCTATTACAGTAGCAGGAGAACAAGTATATTCTGATGGATTTTTTGTTGAGGATTATTCATATCAAGCTGATAAAGATTTAGATGAACATAATGGAAGATTCTGTAAGACTCCAGAATATCCAAATGGAGTGTATGCTTATTTTGCCA